GTATGACTTACGTCTTGCTGCTCTCTTACCTGTAGGTTTCTTTTCAGTTACAGCAGTTTGTAGCTTACTTCCGGGATTCTGTTTACGATACTTAGCAACACCTTTTTTGGTAAGACCGGCACCTGACTTGGTGGGGCGTTTCATCCCTCTGCCAATAGTCATTCCCTTCATGTTACTGGGTTTTCTTTTTTTCTTTACTGCCATAACTATTCCTATGGTTTTATTCTGGCTTCAAGTAAAGATTCTAAACCAGATGTTCTTTTTTTAGCTGCCTCCCTCTGTGTAGTTTCTCTTTGTAAAGCAGAAGGCATTATACCATATTCTTTTTTATATTCTTCTTGAGTAGGTATAGCATTTATAACTTCTTCTTGAGTAGGTATAGCATTTATAGCTTCTTCTTTAGTAGGTATAGCATCTACTCCAGCGTCATATAAAGCTCCGGGTATTTGAGGAATTAGTTCTCTCATTTTAGGATCTGCTAATAGATCCATTATGCTTAAACCGCCCACAACTAAACTTGCTGGACCTGCTATTGGTGGAAATACTCCAGATGCTCCAGCAGCTAAACCAGCTAATCCTATTCTTTTAGCACCAAACTTACTTAACTTCTGAATTAACAGTTTTATAGCTTGTTTATTTCTAGCTTTTCCTGCCTGTTCCGCCGCTTTTTTACGACCTTTTCTTGTTAATTTTTTGCTTTGTTTATTAGCTTCATGAGCTAAACTAACTAATCCAGCGGCTTCTAAGGAATTGGTTATAGCATCTACTGCTTCCGGGCCTAACTGTTTTTGAAGATATCTTCCGGGTGCATTTTCCATACCTACAGTAGCTCGACCTATATCAAATACATCCTGCAATGAACCTCTATTAGGATCATCAAAAGGAGGATATGTTTTTGCACGCTCAATTTGTTCTTGGCGTACATTTTCTAAATCTTGAGCATAAGGCTGATTCATTGCGTATTTAGCAAGATCTCTAGAATTAGGAAGGGTGTTAACTTCAGGCATGATCAGTCATACATCATTGCTACAAGATCATTACCACGTACTGATGTTTTAATCTTACGTTTATTTTTAACAGGTTTCTTAATCTGACCGCCTTTTTTCTTTTCTTTTGGAATTAATGCTCTCATTTGCTGCTCTAACATTTCAGTTGCTTCATCTCTTAAGCCACCACGATCTGTTTCTAAAACACCTTCACCTAATAGCTCTCTAAGTTGCTCTCCAGTATAGTCCTTTGATAAGTCTCGTTCACCTATATCATCTCTTGCTCTTATTCTAGCAGTATCAAGATCATCGCCTTGATCAATATAATTTTGAACTCTATCACTAAAAAATTCTTGATCAGTTTTGGGATCAAGACCGGGATCGGCGTCAATTTTTAACTTAACTACTGGCGATCTAGGATCTGATGCCTGACCAACAATATTAGGAGAACGATCTATTTCTGGTATCTCTACAGCAGGATCTCTAGTTGTAGTTCCTTTAGTAACTGTAACTTCACCAGTATCACGATTAACTTTTGTTCTGGATGTTGGTCTTATTTTGGCAGGAGGTTTCCCTTTAGATATGCCAAACTCTTCCTGAAATAAGTCTCTTAAGTTATTGCGGTCTTCTTGATTGGTTATTCTATCAATTCTACGCTTTATTTCTAATTTAATTTTTCTACTAGGAACAAGTGGCAATCCCTGTTCATCAAAATAAATTGCTGCTTTCTTCACTTCTTGTGTAGAGCCTTTCCCTATACTTTTTTTACTTATAGAGTCAATATCTGTTCCTTTTAGTTCAGACTCTTCTACCTTATTCATAAGATTTAATATTTTTTTAACCTCGGGATCTTTGCTATTAACAAGATTAGATCGTTCAATAGTTGTGGGAGAAAGGTCTTTAATCCTCTTAACTAAAGAAGACCCTGATCCAATCTCTTCTGGAACATCTGCTAAAGTTTTACGTGCAGTTTCAATATCCATACCTGTATTTATATCTATGACATCATCAGGAGATGATTCTGTATGTTGAAATTTTTTAGTAGCATCAGGATTTTTTAATATATTATCTAGTATTTTTTCTTGTTCTATTCTTTTTTCTAAAGGAGATTGTTGTTTAGGTTTAGGTTTCTTTTTTCTACTTTCTTTTTTAAGAACTAAATTTCCATCTTTATTTCTTTTTAGTTTGCCATCAGGCGTTTTTATAACATCAACATCGTAGATTACTTGAGTATTTCCACTTGTATCTGTTTGTCGAGAAACAACACGTTTTTGTTTAGGAAGTTCTAAACGAAGAGATTCACCTCTTTTTTGAACCGGCACGCCGGGAATAAGTGGTCCTAAATTACGTGTATAATCTTCCATTATCCTTGAAGAAGATAAAGATATAGGCAGGTTTTCTGGGGTATAGCCAGCCCTTTCTATAAGTTTCCTTATTACATACTTTTTTAGATTACTAGCCATAGTTAATCCTTTTATAGATTAGTCTTCTACTTTAAAAGCTTTGCCTTGTTCGTAGTCTTCATTAACTACAACATCCTGCGGCGGTCCTTTAACAGACGGCCCTTTACGTGCAGCACCGAAGCCCTGTCCCGTAGGACGGCCCACAATCTCATCAAGATCGATAGGTCGTTTTAATAGTGTATGTGGTCCAACCATTTAACTTCTCCTTTTTCTACCTTTAGCCGCCATTGCAGCCATTTTCTTTTTACCATACTTCTTGCGACCTATATAAGCTGCAAGAGCCTTTGGATTCTTAGCTCCTTTTTTTTTAAGATCAGAACTAAGCTTTTTAAATCTCTTACCACTTCCAAGTTTAGGCTTACGTTTCTTGGGAGCTTTCATAACTTGTTGCCCAATACTGGAACGATTAGTCATAACACTTTGCTACAACCTGTCCACCAGACATTCTATAAGTTACCTTACCTCCACCAGCTTTTTGAGATAATTTTTCAAGCTGATCATAGTCAATTAGTACAGCATTACCAGCCTCACGCTGTTCTTTCATAGTAGGACGACGGGCTGGTTTTGCTTTTGGTCCAGTTATAGTAGGAACTTTAGGAACAGATGGTTTTCTTTTAGGTTTGGGAACGGAAGAATCTTTATTTTTCTTCATTTTTCTCGCAGCTAATCTAGCTTCTCTTGCCTCAAGCGCCTTTTGCAACCGATTTTTTGTAGCACCGCTGTGAGGCTTACCACCTCCAGTATGGGGGGTTGTACCAGCCATACCCTGACTTGTATGTGTTCTATCTTTATATGTTATGGTCATTAGCTTGCTCCCTGTAATATAGTATCAGGACCACCGGCAGGAGATCCCGGATTAGACATATCATCTTGTCTCGTGCGTCTTGCTTGATTGCGTAATCCATTAATACTTTCATTATATGTTTCCTGCCAGAACGGTACAGTAGTCCAATCTTTTATGTATATTGTAGCTTCAATCATACAAGCATTAAATAAAGCATTATAACAAAACTCACTAAAATAGTTAGTAGTCGTTACACTTGTTCCTGTGGCTGAAGCCAAGGCTAAAGGTTTTGACTGTGTTTGAATTTCTGTGGTAATTACTGAAACTGGTGTCGGTACTATTTTAATACTGGAGTTATTAACCCTTGCATAGTAACGAGGATTTCCTGTGGAAACACTTACGGGCCAGTAATCATTTGTATATTCAAGTGTTCTTTGCAGTAAATTTGTTTTTTCCGTACCTGTGCTTACAACGTAATTTACATTACGAACAATTCTTATTCTATCATTTAAAGATACAGTTGCTGCATTACCCGAAGATACCGAGACAGAATGAAATTCGTCTAAACCAAAATCATCTAGCGAATAAGATAGACGTTGTTCTGCTTTCGTTATGAAGACAGACGTTTGAGTGGAGAATTCTGTAGAATCGTTCTCAGTTGTATTAATAAGGTCAGCTTTTAAATATGCGTAATTAGGCATAACTAGCCAACATATAGTGTAATAGTAGGTGCCATCGCCGCAGCGCCAGAGGTTGCAAGACTTACAATCCCATGTACACCAACGCCCATATCTCCAATATAAGTATCCTGTGAATCAGTTGCGCCAACACGCCACCTGATGGCAGTTCCAACAGCCGTTTTATTCGTAATCTGCTTTGTGCCTTTAATAATAATATCTCCAACAATGGTGGAGTAGACATGCATTGCCATAATACGAGTAGTGGAGGGGGTGGGACTGCTGCCTGTACCCTCATCGCCCAGCGTAAGGTTAGTATCTATATAACGAAAGCCCGTTATAATTGCACCATCACTGCTTACATTCTGGGCTACTTTAATATTTGTAGACATTCTTTTCCCCTTAATGGTAGTAAAGAGAGAGTGGCATTATACCACCCTCCCTTACTATAGTGTTAACCAGCACTACCGTACCAGCCACGCCAATCCGAAACACCAAAGCTATAACGCTCCCGTGCCTTGAACCGAAGATTGCCGGTATCGAAGTCCGGTTCCATCTTAGTCTGAAGCGGAGTACGAACAAACATTTTCGTGCCGTTCGGAACATCCGTTTTAACAAACCATGCATCCGTATCAGTAAAGCGACGATTAATGAAGTAACCTTCAGGAATCATGCCCATATGACGGGTAGCATTGATGGCATTCGTATTCGGATTAGCCGAAGCAGCACTCGTCTGAGTGTTACCCGGACTAGAAAGAACACGATCTGCAACCGCCCAGTAATCAACCGGGATATGTAGTGAAACAGCACTTGCACCAATCAGAATACCACGATCATCCTTGATCTTCTGAATCGACGTAAGAGCGGTTTCAAGAGTTGCTTCCGACAGATCAGACGCAGCCAAAAGGTTGGACTGATTACCATCAGAAATCGTCGGGTGAGCAGCAGAGAAGAAAGCAGCACCATCACCAATGGTATCAGCAAAACCATTGTTATAGATGTTGGCAGCTTTTACCTGCTTGGTATTCGCCATCGCACGGGCAAGGCCCTTTGCACGAAGTTTGGCGAACGTGTCGTAAAGATTGTCTTCCATCGCTTCTTCGGTGACAGCAAAGGCAAGAGCAACGGTTTCGGCAGTATACCGAGCCGTGTAGCTTTCCTGTGCGTCATCATAAGAAACCGAAGCACCCTCACCTTTAGTGGGGGCAGTCCCGAAACCAGTGAAGAGGACTTCTTCTTCAAAGGCACGATCCGAGTTTTCAATCTCATAAAGAGGTTCATGTTCGTTATTAACCTCCCCATATTCCATTCCGAAAACAGCGTTAAGGCCCGGAAGGAGTTCTTTGCTAATACTAGCTCTATTAATAGCCATAATAAATCCTCCCTATTAAGCCGATGACGCCGTGGCCGTCACGAAACGATCACGATGATTGTTAATCCAAACTTCCACAATCGGATAAGCATCCGTCTCCTTTTCATCAGGATACTTA